TTCACCAAAATACTCGCGAGCAAAACCATTCTTAATTAACTCTGCACGTAAACTTACACCGTTAAGAATCATATCCCCAAGTACACGGCCACCAAACTTATCCCAGCCGTATAAAATTACTTGATGCTTTTGTGTGTTTGCTACTGCATTCTTAGTAAATGCTGATGCCGCCTGACCACGTTGGTCTTCACTTGGACACTGGGCACGGTGGCCTTTTTCAGGTGTATCAACACCAAAGATACGAACGGCTAATTCTGGCTTGAATGGTGCAGGTAAGAATGGGGCGGCAATAACGACTGTATCACCATCGTTAACGCGAAGAATCTTCGCATCATATGTAACCCCTTGAGGGGTCTTTTGTGCAAAGACCTGGGTAACTAATAACAAAGAGAGAACTGCAATAAACTTTTTCATCCGAATAATCCTTCTAGAGATGCGGTTTCTTTAACTTGCCAGCCAATACAGCTGAGTAAAGAGTTGAGGGGTTCGAGAAAAGACTTCTCAAACATCTTATCATAATCAATATATTCCCGAATCTTAAACTCAGGAGGTACTTCACCAGCAAATGTAATAACGTGTGTACCTAACGGGTTCGGCTCACGAAGATACAAGAACTTAATCTTATCGCCTTCCTGAATCAATTGATACTTCTTTTCTAGGTCTTTACTAATGACCAGATGATTATATATCAAGGCACCCCTAACGTGAATAGGGGTACCCTTCCTAAAGATACCATTTGAGTCAGCATACTCCTTGATACCATTAACACCCCGTGGGAATGCAATATCTTCAGGATCCAGACTATGCCACTTTGCCTCCAGGTCAGCAACATACTTACGTAATGTTTCCTCATCCTTGGTAAGAGCAATCGAGACAGCCTCCTTAAGTGCCTTACGAACCGGGGCAGGAGTAGAAGATCTAACAATCTCCATACCCAGTACTTTCAGTTTAGGTGGATCGTATGCAACACCTTCGGAGTTATAAACGTTAACAGCATAACGTTTCTTAGCAATCCAGATACCTCGATCGGCAATAATCTCGCGCTTGAACTTAATCTTACGCTGATAGGTGTTTAGATAATCCGAGAAAGACTCGCAAGCACCATTGATCGTCGGTTCAATTTGAGTTGCACAATACTTATCGAGGACGTCAACGACTGCTCGTTTATCTTTCCCTTTGAGATTTTTATCAACCAATGCACCAAGAGTAATATAGGTAGAATCGGTATCAGAGTAAAAAGAATATTCAACATCTTTAGTTCCTACTTCTTTGTTAACAAACTCATTTAACTTTTTAGCAACCGATCGGATGATCAATTGCCCGGACATCGTAATACCTTCAGCTACTCGAATATCATAATAACGGAAGTAAATATTACCCATTGCACCATAAAGTGAATTCATCAAAATCTTAGCAGCCATCTGCTTGGAGTTAAGACTTGCAATCTCACCCTGATACTTCTTATCCTTAGTCTCTTCGTACTTGCTTTGAGCGGCCAACATTAGCTTCTTAGCTTTCTGTCGTTCGGCAAAATAGTACTCAATCAACTGAGGAAAGATACCTTTGTTATCTCGTCTGAAGCACTGACCGTTAGCTGCCATTGCCCAGTCATTCTCTTTAACTGCATCAGTATTGAACTCACGATCAATCAATCGTTGAATAGAACGATCATCGTCTGCCAAATACTTCTGCCCATCAACTAAAGTCTCTGGAGACATATTCCAGGTCATAATAATAGAAGGGTACAGAGAAGTAGCATCAAAAGAAACAACCCAGTCATATTGAGCAGGTTTAGGCTCCTTCACAAACGCACCCATGATACTACGATCCATTTCAGGATCAATATTAGGTGGGTTATGAACGATAATTTTATCCTTCAACAACTTATTATAAAGGATACAGTCCCAGGTACGAACAGAGGAGAAGATATCAGTATAGTTACACTTGGCATCGTAAGCCATCGTAAGAATCAAAGTAATGATTCGCATCTTATCTTCAAGTCGGTCAACCAACTCTACGTCTCGAATATTATAGTCTACGAATAGTTCCCAGTCCTTGGTATAGAACTCTTTGAACGTTGTATGGGGATTCTTTAACTTCTGTTCACCAAGTTCTTCGAGAGCAACCGTATCCAGTTTATAGTTCTCAACCATTTTATAGGAGAATTTCTTATACAGATCCATGAAGTCGAGAATAGAGATACCGGCCCAATCATAAGCCAGTTGCGTACGACCTCTGGCCGTTGGTACTTCATACTGTCTAACAATACCCCAGGGCGAACATTCATTCAATGCCTTCTCACCTAGTACCTTAATGATACGAGAAGACAGGTATGCAATATCGAATAACTGACTATTCCAACCCGTTGTAACATCAGGATAATCAGCCTTATGGTGATTGATAAACTGACGTAGAAGATCGAACTCATCCTTACACTGAATGTATTCAGAGTTTTCTTGTTTAGGTAAATAAGGACCACAACCAAACGTTGTTAACTGCTTAGTATTAAAGTCCTGAACCGTGATCAGAATAATCTGTTCTTGAGCATCCCTGGAATCAGGGAACCCGTATTCAGTTGTAGTCTCAATATCGATAGTTACAATCTTCATTAACGATGTATCGAACTCAATCATATCAGGGAACATCTTACTGATGAACTGATAGCCATAGTTCTTATTACCGAAAATAGGAAAGTTGCTTACTTCTTTATATTGATCAACGAACTCACGAGCTTCTTTGATCGAACTGAACTTAATCTTTTCAAGGTTTTCGCCCCAAAGAGATTTAAACTCTGATGGTTTACCAGAACGAACGTACAAGGTAGGCTGGAAGGGAATCTTTTGATTAACGCGTTTTCCATCTTTAAAACCACGAAAATGTACGTAGTTTCCGCGCGTATGGATATTGGTATAGAATAGCATTTGTCTATTATATATTACATTGTAATACGTTGCAACCCCGTTTGGTCATAAATATAACGTAATAATTCCAACAACCCAAAAGGTAAAAAATGAAGAACACCTATAAACTAGGCGCTTTCTTCGTTATGACTATATTAGCTTCCGCGTTATCCGCGCAGACAGTTTATGATTCGAAGACTCTGGTAGATACAAATAACGCGTCAACCAGCACCAGTACTGTAAATAGTACAAATACTAATAACAACAATAACGTTAATACCAACATAACTACTGTTGACAGTAAATCTGTGAACGTAAATACTAATATTAACGATTCAAAATCGGTATCAACAAATACCAATTATCAGTATGGAACGATGACTAACAATAATAATAACGTTAGTACATCTACTTCTACAGCTACCTCGGTTAATACTAATAACAATAATAACGTCAATACATCGGTTTCTACCGCCGTAAGTGATAACAAAAATGTTAATTTAAGTACATCGACGTCAGTTTCTGATAATAAAAACGTCAATATTAGTACTTCAGATTCTAAACAGATTATAGACTCATCTAATCTGAATACCAATATCAATAAATCCGAAATTACTCAGAAGGTAGTTCAGCCTCCACCAACGGCTATTGCGCCTGCAATGATGTCTGGTGGTAACAGCGATCTATGTTCAACAGGCGTTTCAGGAGCAGTACAGACTCAAATCTTTGGTGTAGCCGGTGGCGGTACAACCCGTGATCTAAACTGTGAACGATTAAAGCTATCTAAGACCCTTTATGACATGGGTATGAAAGTGGCTGCCGTTGCAACAATGTGTCAAGACCGTAGAGTCTATGATGCAATGTTAGCAGCTGGTACACCTTGCCCTTACGAAGGCAAGATTGGTGAACAGGCAAAAGCTGCCTGGGAAGCTAACCCACATAAGATTCCTGTTCTAGAAGATCATAACAAAGAGAAGACTAATGCTGCGAAAAATATCGGCCTGGGTGCTATTGGCGCTTACTTGCTACACCGCATCTTCTAACGCCCAAGATTATACAACACCGAACCTAATTAACCCGAACGCTTGGACGGGTACTAACTACGGTAATCTACCTGGTGATTGTTGCACAGGAGGTCCTATGCCTCTTTACAACAATCAACTCGGCGGAGGTGGTATTTCTTTCTCCTATGGCCAAGCTACGGTAAGTCAGAATATTAATATCAACCAGGCTATATCTGGCTCAGGGATTGTTGTCAGAGGGTACAATTATCATTGGCATATAAGAACTAATACTGAAAACGGTGTTGACCCTGTATACGGTCAGGTAACGCTATTTTCAAATACAAACAGTCCATTAGAAACTTTTAATTATAATTACACTAATGCAATGAATGAGACCATTTTTAGTGGTACACAGAACTTTAGTACTAATTATAGTCTGGCTTCTGTCAGCTCCTTAAATGTTAGTTTTACTGCTCGCGATCAAGGATTCTGGGGAGGTTACTACGGACCCAGTGTTAATCATATTATTGTATCGATGAATTATGGTGTCGACCAATGTATGTCTAACCCTTTGTACAGTACCCAGTGTGCAGGATACGCACAAGCGTATTTTAACATGCAGTGTAGTGCAAACCCTTTATATAATTCTGCATGCCCGGGGTATGCTCAAGCATATCAAGATCAACAGTGTTCAGCTAATCCTCTATACAGTGTATCTTGTTCGGGATATCAGGCTGCTTACTTAAGTCAGCAATGTACATCTAATCAACTTTATAGTACTGCATGTCCGGGTTACCAGACTGCTTATGCAACTAAAATGGCATTAGAGAGTCAAAAGAAAGCTGCTACTGAGACCGCTGCTTCTAGTACAGCTACAACAGCATCTACGACCTCGGAAAGCTCAGGGTCAAGCTCTGGTTCAACCACATCAAGTTCAGGTTCTACATCAGTTGCCGCTGGCGGTACCGTGACTGATGTAACAAGCACTAATGCAGAAGTTAAATTAGATCTTGGTGGAGCGACTGTTTCGACTACAGGTGAAATTAAACCGGCTGATAACATTCCAGATGTGGCTAGACCAACAACTGCATCTAGTACAACAACTGGGGAGACAATGACTGCAAACGTACAGCAACAAGAAAGAAGAACTACTAATGTTAATGCTCTTTCTATTGCAAGAAACGCAGTAGCAGCCACAGAAGCAATTGCAAGATCGGTAGCAAGTGATTCGGCTAAAATGTCTTACAGTGAAAATGCAAATCCATCTGATGGAATGGGTGTTAGTTTAGGTGGCACAGGTCTTGGCTTTACTTTACAGGGTATAGTATCAGCTACTGCTACAGGTCAATCTACTGGTATGATGTCACAATCGACTTATGCTTATGTTGCCCCGGTACAAGAGCAGGCCTTTACGTTAAAGCAAGAATCCAATAGCAGCAATCAAGGTATGGAGATGCCTTCCATTCCTAACTCTAATACAACAAGCGCATTTGATACTAAGCAATCATCTGTTGCAGCGATACAAGAACAAAGACAAGAAACAACCTCTACAGTTAAAAATAAAGGTGAAGTTTCTGAATTAGCAGGCGGGGTTGATTTAAAGACCCTTGCTGCTGCCCCGGTTGGTTATGATTTATATTTAATGTCGAGTCTTAGAGATGCAGCCTTCTATGCACCTAAAGATATTTACAAAAATCAAAATGTTGTTGATAATGCTCGAGCCCTAAGGCAGATGAGCTCTGATAGACTACATCAACAGTTAATCAACCTACAATACAAATAAGGAAGAAAATGGCAGAAGAAATTAAAGACGTCAATGCTAAGATTGACGAAGCAGAAGCAGCAATGAAGAAGTATGCTTCTAAAGATACAGTTATCTCAATTGGTGGTTATGAGTTTACACCTGCAAAACTAATGGTGGCGGCAACTATAGTATCATCGGTACTTGGCGGTCTTTACGGTACGTTTGAAGTATACAAAGACTATATCGGTATGAAGAAGAAGATTGCATCTTATGAAGCACCAGATCTTTCTGGTTTCGATAAGCGCCTGGCTGTCATCGAAGAAAATAGTCAGAAGACCAGCGATTAT